GTAGACGATTTGTTAAATAGTGTTAATGTTTTCAGAGCTAGTGAGTTGCCGTTCAAGGATGATGGAGCCGGGGGAGTGTCAAGAAGGCCGAAGCGGGGTGCAGGGGTGTATGCCTTTGACGTGCCGGAGAGCGTGGAGGAGGTATTGGCCGAGATGCGTAACTGTCTGCATTACACGGAGCGGGAGGATGAACGTGTGAAGGATTTGGCAGAGAAGTTTTTCCGGCATTATGAGGACGGGCGGACGGCTGGAGGTGGTCTGTTGAAGAACTGGCGGTATAAGGCTCAGGTGTGGTTGCAGGAGAACGCGCGGAAGTGGCAGAAGGAGCGGATGCGGGAGGATCAGAAGGGCCGTGGCCGGGCCGCAGGTCAGGGAGTGAGAGAGGATATTGTGATTGATGCAGAAGGGTTTTAGTGATGAATGATGATTTAGATGATTTGATGTCCCGTATTGCTCTGCATGTGAGTGACGAGGCGGCAGAGGATGAGCCTACCATGTTTGATGATGCCGACGTGTTGTTTTCACGTAAGCTGAAACGGCTGAAGATGTGGGGGTGGCCGGAACAGTATTGCAAGCTGATGCTGCCGTTTGCATCCGTGGAGGATGTGGATGCGGAACGCAAGGCCGGGATGCTGAGGGCTTGGCTGCTTGGGATGACCGGGAAGGGGATGCTGGCCGTGGTGCTGGGCCTGAGAGGTACGGGCAAGACTTTATCCGCCTGCAAGCTGGCGAGAGATTGCGGGTATGAGAGGGCCTGGTATTTCAGCGGGGACGGCTTGTACCGGGAACGGCTGGCGAAGATTGGGCTGGGAGGAAATTTTGAGCGTGATTTTGCCGTGCAGATAGGGCATCGGCGCAAGAGTCTGCTGGTGCTGGATGAGTTTCAGCGAGGCATCGGGTACAAGGGGGAGGGACGGGATTTGAGTCTGGATTATTTCGAGGAGGTGGTGAATGCACGATATAACGCGGAAGAAGATACCGTTATCGTTGCAAATTGGACGCAGGAGGATTTCAACATGTTCATGCCGGATAGCGTGAAGGACCGCGTGATGCAGCGTAAGCGCGAGAATCGCGGCGGGGTAAGGTGGTGTGATTGGAGGAGCTTCCGGCGTGCATGACAGATTTCCCGGAACGGGTGTTCCGGAAAAAACAAACACATAAAAACATAATAATATAAGTACATTATGGTTAAGAAGACAGTAAAAAAGAGCAAGGCGGAGAAGATTGAAGCAATGAAGGAAGCACAGGAAGCTGGCGTGTGCATGGATGGCGATGGCAAGTGCTGTGTGCCTGAGTGCGCGGATGCTGTTGGTGCTACTGCTGCCGAGGAGGGTGGTGCGTGTGAAGTTGGCATGGCACAGAGAGCGCATTCCCGGGCGTTTGCGATAACGAAGGGGAAGAAGTTCCACGCTGACCGCCTGAAGCTGTTGGTGGAGGTATGCGAGAAGTGGTGCCTGTTTGGCGATGCGTGGAAGACGAAGTTTGCCCGCGATGCACATGCTCTGATTGATTTGGGCTTGCTGGAGTATGTAAAGTCTGATAACGGGTATATGCAGGTTCGGCCTACGGAGGAAGGGGTGGAAAGGTATAAGACGATTGTGGCGGGCGTGTTTGGCGATGAGGTGATCGTGGCCTGAGCGGAGGCGGTTTGTTGATGCGAGAGGAACGGAGGAGTACGCGGCTATGGAGGAGGGCCGCCCGTTCCGTTGCTTGGGGACGAATTTTCACAGGAGCGGGGATTGAAATTTATGGATAGGAGGTTTTATGAAGAAGTTAAGTGAAAAGGACGATGAGTTTTGCAAGATGATCGTGTGGGAGAATTTTTCTCCGAAGGCGGCTTATGCTGTCGTATGGAATCCCGGTGATGATGCGAGTGCAAGCGTGGGAGCGAGCCGGAAGATGAGAGAGCCGCACATACAGGAGGAGTTAAGGAGGTTGAGAGCGGAATTGGATGAGGCTGATGCGATGAGCGCAAAGGAGAAGAGGCGGTATCTGGCGAAGCTGGTGCGAGGGGAGATTGGAGTGGATTTGGGGCTGTTTGAGTCTGCGCCTACCGTGCAGGAAGTGATGACTGCGATTAAGATTGATAATGAGATGGCCGGGCATAATGCACCGTCTGAGGTGAATGTGGGTGGTCCGTCTTTGGTTGATGCTATTTTCGGGTTATTGGGGGATCAGGGTCTGAAGGTGGGCGGGAGCAGTGAGAAGGTGACCGATGATGAGTAAAGAGCCTCCGTTTTTCCTCAGCGGCATGAATGATGCTGTGCTGAGTAAGTTTGCGGGAGTGCTGGGGGACAGGGAGTGGAGGCTGAATCATTTGTATTGGGTGGAGAGCAAGATGGTGAAGGGAGGGGATAAGGTGGTGCGGTTTCGGCTGAACAGAGTTCAGAACAAGTTGCACCGTGGGTTGCATCATCGCAATGCAATTTTGAAGAGCCGCCAGATGGGGATCAGCACTTATCTTGCCATGCTGGCTCTGGATTGCATGTTGTTCGTTGGCGGGTTTCATGCCGGGATTGTAGATAAATCACTTCCGGATGCGGAACAGAAGCTAGGCAAAATCAGGTTTGCATGGGACAAGCTGGATTATGTACCTCCGCATGCAACCGAGGAGGATTTGTGGCTGGCAAGGCTGGGCCGGATGATTAAGGAGCGGACTGGCAAAAGGTTGCGGAACAAGGGGCTGATACCCGTGTATGCTAATGAGCGGGAGCTGAAGTTTGCCAATGGGAGCGATATTTATTCAGGGGCGAGTTTGCGAGGAGGCACACTGGATATGCTGTGGCTGACGGAGTTTGGGTCTACGGCTTGTCATCATCCTTCCAAGGCGGCAGAGATTTTGTCCGGGGCGTTTAACACGGTGCCGAGCGATGGTTTTTTATTTAATGAATCTACGCATGAAGGGGGCCGGACTGGATTGAATTACGATATTATGAAGGGAGCGTTGGATTTGATGGGTAAGAGGTTGTCAGAGGTGCAGTGGAAGTTTTTCTTTTTTCCGTGGTTTGAAGATTCAGGGTACGTTCTTACTGGCGAGGGGTATGATGTATTGGATGAGGATAGAGCCTATTTTGCCGAGCTGGAAGAGAAAGGTATCAGGCTGACGCAAGGGCAAAAGGTGTGGTACTCCCATATGAAGCAGACTCAGGGCGATCTGATGAAGCAGGAGTATCCGAGTACGCCGGAGGAGGCGTTGTGGCCGCATGTGACGGGTGCCATTTACGGGACGGCGATGCACAAGTTGAGGGCACAGGGGCGTGTGGGAGTGAAGTTTCCGGTGGAGCCGGGTTATCCTCTTGTGTCGGCGTGGGATTTGGGGATTAACGATGCGACGGCTATTTGGGCGGCTCAGGTAGTAGGCTATGAGCTGAGATGGCGGAAGTTTTATCAGAGCAGCGGTAAGGAGTTGGCGGAGTATGCCGAGGTGATCCGCGCCTGGGAGCGGGAATTGGGAGTGAGTTTTTCCTATCATTTGCTGCCGCATGACGGTACGAGGAGGAGCTGGGGAGGTGATCCTTTAACGATTTTGCGGAAGACGGGGATTGGGGGGAAGTTTATCAGAGTGCCAAGGATTCCGAATGTATGGATGGGTATTGACAGCGTGCGCAAGGTGCTGAAGAGTTCCGTGTTCCATGAGGATTGCCTGATTGAATGTGTGGGAGAAGGCGATGTGAAGTTGTTGAGCGGGGTGGATTGTGTATGTACATACCGTAAGAAGACTGTACTGGAAAACGGAGTAAGCCGGGATGTGCCGGAGCATAATGAGGCAAGCCACGGGGCGGATGCTGCAAGGACGCTGGGAGAGGGACTTTCCCGCGGATTGGTGCCGCTGGCGAAGGGGTTTGTGGAACAGGGAGAGTGCGTGGTGGAGGAGTGGATGGAGGATGATGAAGGGAAAAGTGTGCGGCGGAGACGCGGAGGGCTTGCAAGGATGGATTGATATGAACGTATTGGAATGGATGCGCGATGATGTGGCTGTATGGTATTTTTGAGGCATGGGTTTTAAGAAGAAAAGCATTGAACCTCCTCCTGTGCAGGCTCCGAAGGTGGAGACGGTGAGTGCCGGAGAGAGCGAACATTCCGCAAAACGGAGTTTGCTGGAAGAGGAACGCAGACGTCGCGGCAGGGCTTCCACGTTGCTTGCGAGTGAGGCGGAGAGATTGAATGGCGGCAACGGCGGCGGGAAGAGGCCGACGCTGGGGTGACGGGCATGGATGAGGTTGCCGATGATTTACTGAAGCTGTATAACGGGCTGAAGACGGAGAGGGATGGTTTTGGCGGGACGTGGCGGTTTGCGCGGTGGTTTTTGATTCCACACAAAGTGGACGATTTTTCCGCCCGTCCGAGCGATTTTGTGGGGAGGGTGCGGAATGGTACTGCGAAGCTGGCATGCGAACGGCTGGCCGGCTCTAATTTGAGTTATGTGATGCCGAGCCATGAACAGTGGTTCCGGTGGGGGTGCCGTCCCGGGGATGTGGAGGATGAGGACCGTGACGAGGCTGATGCTTGGTATGCGGCGTGTACGGATATTGCTTTGGCAGAGTTGACGCGCAGTAATTTTTATACGGAGGTTTACGAGTGTTGCAGCGATAGGGCCGGATTAGGGACGGGGGCGTTATACGGCGGTCCGGGGAAGGACAGGCGGTTGTTGTTTAAGTCCATTCAGCCTGAGCATTGCTGCGGGGTGCGGGATGAAGATGGCCGGGTGGTGGTGTTTATCAGGGAAATGTTGCTGTCTGCTTACGATGTGGCCGATTTGTTTGGCGCAGGTTCTTTGAAAGGGAAGGTTAAGGGGGCGTATGAGGAGGGAGGAGCGAAGATGTACGAGAAGAAGTGGGTGGTGCTGCATGTGGTGAGACGTGCGAAGAAGCCGGAGATGGGAAGAGGCTGGGAGAGCGTGTATGTGGACGTGACCGAGAAGGGGGTGTTGAAGAGGGTGATGGAGTGGGAGATGCCTTTTATGGCGACTCGGTTTTTGAAGAATGGGGAGAGTTTTTTCGGTTTTCCTGCCTGGTTGAGCGTAGATGGGGAGATTGAGGAGCTGGAGCAGATTGAGAAGGATTTGGCGAAGGCGCGGCGCGTGGCGGTTGATCCGCGTATTTTGGAGATTGCCTCCCAAGTGGGAGAGGTTGATTTGCGGGCCGGAGGGAGGACGGTGATTGATCCGACCGTGCTTGACGCAACGGGAGGAAATATGTTTCCGAGGGAATGGGCGGGAGTGGGAGATGTGGGTTTGTCCTACAAGCAGCTTGGAGATAAGGAGCGGCGTGTGAAGGATGCGTTTTTTTCTTCTCTGCTTGATTTGTTTGATTCCTATGACGGCAAGAACGGATACCCGACTGCGACGGAGGTGATGGCAAGGCAGAATCAGTATTTGATGCAGTTTTTCCCGTCTTTTGTGCTTTTTGCGGATGATATTCAGCCGATGCTGGACAGGATTTTCATGGTGCTTTACCGTGCCGGAGCATTTCCTCCGGTGCCGGATTGCGTCCTGAAGCCCGTGATGAATGGGGATGTTAAGGTGGGGGTTGCCTTGAATAATCCGGGTGTGACGTTTCATAATAGGGTTGCGCTGGTGCTGCAACGGGTGGGGAGTGATGCCATGATGTCTGCACTCCGAGAGTTTGCGGAATTACAGGAGGTGCTGCCGGGAGCAATGGATCATTTCGACAAGGATTTTGTCGTGCGTTCCAGGGCGCGTGCACTGGGAGTGCCGGAGAGGGGATTGCTGTCTGAGACCGATGTGGAGGATGCGAGGAGAGCGGAGATGGCTGCGCTTGAAGAACAACAGAGCATGATGGAAGAGCAACAGGGAGCTGCAACGGAGAAGGATTTGGCGGCGGCGCGGAAGTTGCAAGCGGAGGCAGAGCGTGCGGGAGGTAAGTAAAAGATAGAGTGTTTTTATGTTATGAAAGATAGTTTAGATGTACAGATGCGGGCAATGGAGGAGGCTGCAAAGCTGGCGAAGCGGCGCAGGCAGGCTTTAAAGAGGTTCCAGAGGAGCGATGAGGGAGGTGTGATTTTGGAGTGGTTGCGGGAGAGGTTTGGGGTGGATTTGTGTTGTTTCCAGTTTCAGAATATGGAGGAGAAGCGCGGGTATGATCCTTTGGATGCGATGAGGAGAGATGCATACCGAGAAGTGTATTTGTTTCTTAGCCGTGCGCAGGAGGATGAGGACAGAGAGGAGGGCGAGGAGCTGTGAAGAAACGGTACAGGAAGGGAATTGGCAAGAGTGCGGGGAAGGGGCTGGGGCGGCCTTCCGTAGCGAAGGTGGTATGCCATGGTATCGGAAACGGTATTTCCGAAGAGGTGGTGAATGGAGGAGAGCAAAACGAAGAAAGAAGAATTGATATGACTACTAATAATCAATGCAATCATGCCGAGGCTATCGGCAAGGATTTTTACGCGGTTGTTTCCGAAGGCAATGGTGAGGGGTGGAAGCTTTGGAATGAATTGACCGATCAGCAACGTGCAGCTTTCGTCCGGTTGGCCGAACAAGCACTACCAATTATTGGAAAGCACGCACTGGAGGATGTACGGGATTACTTGACCGGGCAAGCAACCGCGTCCAAGGGCTGGAAGAAGTGGCTTTATTGGGGTGGCGGCGTTATCATTGCGGGTATTCTTGGCGGAGGTGCGTTTCTGACGCTGGGCGGTTGCGGACATAACGTGGATGTAACTCCGGAACGGACTGAGGTGTGCAAGGATGGGGCTTGTTTGGTGCTGGAGCCGGGGCATGTGAGTTTTTCACAGGTTCAACCCGTGACTGATGTTCCTCCTGTCGTTCAGGGTGCCGGGAAGTAAGGGCAGGAGGGACTTAATTGACAGATTGGACAAGTTATGTGCAAGCCGTTGAAAGAGTATTTGGGCGTGTTACGGGAGTATAAGGATACGGTTGTGATGTTCCTTGGGATTGCCGCATGCGTGTTCGTTTACGCGGATTTCCGTACTGTTGTGAAAGAACAGGCGGAGACTGCGGCAAAGACGGCTGAGATTTTGCGGACGATGGATGCACGTCTTTCCAATTTGGAGCATAAGGCACAATAGAGTTTTCCGGAGCAGGCCGTTATCTAAACGGCTTGCTCCGGAGTAAAGAAGACGAATTATATGAAGATAGCATTGAGTATCGGGCATAGCCCGCAGGATGGAGGAGCAGTGAGTACGGATGGAAAGTGGAGCGAGTATGGATTTTGGAGAGAGCATGTGGTGCGTGTCAAGGAGGAGCTGGAGAGGCTGGGGCATGTGGCCGTAGTCTGCAACCGGACGGACGCGGGGGGAACCACTCCGAGTTTTGCGGCTAAGGCATGCAATGCGACTGGCGCGGATTTGGCTGTGGAGTTCCATTTCAATTCTGCCGGATCAGGTGCGACGGGTACGGAGACGCTGTGTTTTCCGGGGTCCAAGAATGGAGCGCGTGCTGCGGAGCTGATTCAGACCGCCATGTGCGATGTATTGCGCTTGCCTGACCGCGGTGTGAAGGGGGTGACGGATACGGGCCGTGGGTATATGTATTTTAAAAAGACAGTTATGCCTGCGGTAATGGTAGAGCCTGCTTTTGCTGGAAGTAATGTGACGGATTACGATAGGTTGAAGGAACGGGTGGCTGAGTTGTGCGTGGCGGTTGCGAGGGCGATAGACAAGTATTTCAAGGAGGGTTAAGGAAATGAGGATTGATACTGTTAAAGGGTGCTCCTACGTGGTTACTTGCACGGGTGCCTGCACTGTTCAGGTGTTGCGCGCTGACGCATCGCCTATTACCATTCTTGAAGCTGCAAAAGCCGGGCAATATGTTTTTGTGGCTCCCACGGATGCGGTGGAGGTGTCCGATGAACATGCGCTGGTGACTCAGACTTTTAAAGCAGCCTCCCTGGGATCGTCTGCTCAGGGGGGCGGGATAGGTAATAGTGAGAACGCCACGTTGAATAGCCTGAGTGCAGCTACGGTGGATTGCAGCGGTACTGCAACATTTCGAGAGTTGATTGTGTCCGGGGAACTTACAGCGACGGGTAATACGACCACCCTTGGGAATGTCATCACGGCTAATATCTCTGTTCAGCGGGTTGACGTTGCTGGTCCGGCATCATTTGATTATGGGGTCACACTGGCGCAATCCCTGATGGTAGATGGCCATACTACCCTGAAGGGCGGATTGGGGATCGGAGGGACTGTTTTGTTTTACGATTCCTACGGCGTGCAGTCTGCACAGATTACTGGTGTGTATGATAGTCCAGATGAAAGCGGGGTGGTGTTGGGTAATGGAGGCGGAGTTGATTTCTTGAGGATTAAGTATAATTCGGCAAGCAAGTATATAGATATTCACACCCTTATTCCGGGTTCATCTTTTAACCTTCCCGTGTTGGCTTCCATCAGCGTAAACGGATCGTGTTCGGCTAATTCCTTCCAGTTTGGCCCTAATAGTCTTAGTTATGATTCATCGAATCCGACGAGGGTTGTTACAAGTGGATCGTGGCAGTTTGGGGCTGCTGCTTTTGCCGGGGGCGTGACGATGAGCCAATCGTTGAATGTGGCTGGTTTGGCAACCATGTACCGCTGTGCGGTGTATGATGAAGCGTATAGCTTGATGTCCGTCCAAACAGGAGAAGCCGTCTGGCAAAACAAGTCCAGCGGCACATTTAGCTTGCGAGGCGATGATGATGGTTTGATGGGTGTTACTCTTACGATTGGACGGAACGACAGAGAAGCGGCGAGAGTTATCAAGCAAAATCAGAATGGAGTCCTGAGCCAGACTGATGTGCCCAATGTAGCAGAAGGGGATGCCCGGTGGGTTAAGTTCAACAATACGTTGACAGACGCGCAATTTGCCGCTCTGGCGGTGAAGGACCAGACAACCCTGTACATTACAGATACGGGAAAAATCTACCTTGGCAGTTACTCTCTCAATTAACTTAAGACAATATAATACATTATGTTAATACATATTATTTATGACGCTCCGAAAGATTCAGGGGCCAAGTTCGACCCGCTTGCGGGGGTTATCAGGTTTGTAGGGCCTAAACCCGACGGATGGAGCTACGGAGAAGAGATGCCCCTGAAGGACCTGCCGAAGGAGCAGGCTCCGGTTTATCTTGCTCTTGCATCAGCTATTCAAGGGAGGGGAGAGGATTGGAGTGCTGTTCAGGTGTGGGCGCGGATGGCTGGTCAGGGCAAGGTTTCTTTACAGGTGGAGGCCCGGCAGGACGTAACCGGAGCTATCCGCACGTTTACGGCTGCCGATGATCCTTCCCTGATGATTGAAAATTCCTCTGCTGTGGCGTTTTTCAAGCATTTTTCCGGGGAAGATGAAGGGGTATGAGTGGGCGGTGAGTTATGCGGGCGGCTGGGAGAGGTTGTGTCTGGAGTGCGGGAGGGTGCTGGATGCGGGAGGGGTGGCGGCGATGAGCGGGGAGATGGTGCTGCTGGGGTGGCTGGTGGATGAGGGGCGTGTGTTTTACGTGCATTTGGCTCAAGGGAGGATTGAGGAGCTGGTGGAGCTGGCACGGGTGTGTTTGGGTGAACGGGCCAATGAGGTGAAGCGAGTAAGGTTTGAACGTGGTTGCCGGGAGCGGGACAGGGGGATGCGTGAGGTGGCGTTGGTGGATTTATTAAGTATTAAAGACTAGAGATTAAATATTATGTTTATTGGTAAATTGATTGCGAATGGATTTTTGCGCGAGGAGGCTGGTGACGGGGGCGCAAATGGCGGCGGTGGCCCGGTAAGCCTGATGGCTGGTACCGGAAATAATGCTGGTGGAGATGGTGCCGGAAACGGTGACGGGGATGGAGGAGAAGGAGACGGCGGCGGCAGTGGTGGAGATGGCGGAAGCGGTGCGTCTGGAGCGGGTGCCGGGATGCGGTATGATTTGGGGGATGAGGCGGCGATGACGGCATGGAGGGAGGCCCTTGGCATGAATAAGGAGTTTGCCGGAGAAGAGTTTCTTCCTGCGGCTCCGGAAGGGTTGCCGGAGGGGGTGTGGGATGCGGAGGCGGTGGAGGTGCTGGGCCGCAAGGCATGGGAGCTGGGGGTGCCGAAGGAGGCGTTTGCGGGGATCGTGAGTGAGTTTGCCGCCCGGAGTGCGGAGGCGCAGAAGGCGGCGGAGGCTGCCGAAGTAGAGCGTGTGGAGGGGGTGAAGAGTGAGCTGGAGGCGTTGTGGGGAGAGGGGTATGACGGTCATATGCAGGGGGCTGTGAAGGCAATTAATGCTTTGTGCAAGATGGCGGGGATGGGGGAGGAGGATGCCGAGGAGATTAGGAATGATCCTGCGGTGGGGACGAATCTGCGGGTGTTGCGTTTGTTGGCGCAGATGGGGGCGATGCTGGGGGATGAAGGGGCGAAAGGGCTGCGCGCATCAGCGTCCGGCTCAGGTAGCGGAGCGGCAGAGGCGGCAAGGATTATGAATGATCCGTCCCATCCCCTGCATGAAGCGTTCATGAGTTTGGATCATCCGAATCACAGGTTCGCTAATAGCGAGTATGATCGGCTGATGGGGCTGAGGTGAGAGATGGAGGAGTGTTAGTTATTAAATATTAACAGTTAAAAGTTAGTTTATGGATATTACAAGTAATTTTCAAAATAAGTATTCCAATAAGTGGGGAGTGTTGCTGCAACAAAAGGTTAGCCGTATCAAGGAGTTTGTGACGGTGAAGACTGATTGCAGCGGGAAGGTGGTGTTTCATGACCAGTTCGGTACGTTGGAGTTTGAGGAGAAGACGACCCGCAAGGGGACGACGAAGGTGGATGACGCTCCCACGGACCGCCGTGCTTTGCATCCCAAGTTTTTCCACAAGACGATCGGGTATGACGAGTTTGACGGTACGAAGCTGGGTGATCTGGATGTTCCGGTGTCTCAGACGATTGAGGGCCTGCGGTTTGCTGCCGGACGCCAGATGGACAAGGTGATGCTGGATGCGTTCCTGGGAACCTGCTATACAGGAGAGAACGGGACGACGGCTGTGACTTTCCCCACGGCGCAGACGGTAGCGAAGAATTTTGTGGAGTCCGGAACTGCGGAGGATACGGGGCTGACATTGGCGAAGCTGCGCCGAGCATTGCAGATGTTCCAGGAGAATGAGGCCTGGAATGATGATAGTGCGGGGATGGGGGATCAGTTGGTGATGGCTTGTTCTTCCGCACAGATGATGAATTTGCTTCAGACAACGGAAGTAACCAGCCGTGATTTTGCGGATGTGAAGGCTCTGGTGGAGGGGAAGGTGGATTCTTTCATGGGGTTCAAGTTTTTACGGTCTGAGTATTTACCGCTTACCAGCGGCACGCGGACTTGTCTTGCGTGGGTGAAGAGCCGCGCCTTGTTCGGGCTGTGGAATGATTTCAAGGTGAAGGTGTCCATACGCGATGACATGGAGGAAACCTTGCAGATCCGCGCGAAGTTCGGTTGCGGCGCGACGAGACTTGAGGAAAAGGGGTTTGTGAAGGTGCTGTGCAAGCAGTAACGGTGTTACGGCAGGCAAGGTGCTGAGTTGCCTGTTACGGGGCGGGAGGCGGTCTGCGGGCTGTTTCCCGCCCTTTTTCAAGTTTAAGAGAGTTTGTATTATGAAGAAGCTGGATGTAGTTAATTTTGCTTTGGGTATGCTGGGGCATCGTGCTGTGAAGGGGATGGACGACGAGGAGGTGGGGGACGTGGTGAGCGCGATGTGGCCGATTGCCGTGGAGTTTGTGGTGCAGGAGGTGAAGCCCGTATGGAGCAAGCGCGTAGAGCGGCTGCACGGGGAGGAGGATTTAAGGATGCCGGGGTTCCGGATGAGTGCCGTGCTGCCGGATGGCTGTGTGGAGGTGGTGAAGGTGGATGGCGATGGATGGTGCGTGTTTGATGGCCGTTTGTTTTGGCGGGGCGATGTTCAGGAGGTGGATGTGGTGTTTTGCGTGAAGCCGGATGATGAGGTTCATGATTGGCGGTGTGCGGATGGCGAGTTGCTGGCCGCGAAGCTGGCGTGTTTGTGCGCGTTCCAGATTACAGGTGCGGTGAGTTTGATGTCTGCGCTGGAAGGGGTGGTGAAATCGCGGTTGCTGCGGGCACAGCACAGGGCGCGGTTGCAGGATATGGGGAGAGGCGGCAGGGACCGGGTGGAAAGTGAATGGAACAGGGAGGGGATGGCATGAGCGGTGTGCGGTTTGCGTTTACTGGGGGGGAGTGGAACAGGATGGGGGATATACGAGTTGATGTGGAGGGGTATGACCGTAGTGCGCGGGAGCTGGTGAATTTTTTTGTGCATAGTTTCGGCGGTCTCCTGCGGCGGCCTGGAACGGAGAGGATGTGCATGGTGAATGGAGGCGACGCCCGCGGGATGGTGCGGCTGATGGGGATGGATGTGAGCGATGAGAGGAGGTATGTGGTAGCGTTTGGAGCCGGGTTTGTAGAGGTGTTCCGTCTGGACGGCAGCGTAGCCGCCCGGCTGGAGAGTCCGTGGGAGGAGAGGGATTTGCAGGAGTTGCGGTGGGTACAGTGTAATGACGTGGTGTGGGTGGTATGCGGGAGGGTGGCCCCTCAGCGGCTGGAGAGGCATGGCGATACTGATTGGAGGCTGGCAGTGATGGAGTTTGACCGGAGTCCGAGGGAGTTTGCCATTTCCAAGGATGGAGAGGTGTGGGTAGAGCGTGATGCGGATGGGTTTATGCTTGGTTCCAACCGCCATTTGTTCCTCTCAGAGGAGTTTGGGACGAGCTTGCTTTATACTCAGCACATGCCGGAGAAGGTGGTGGTGGCGCAGACGCACGCGGCATTGACCAGTACGGATAATCCGCCTGTGGCCGTGCCGGATTTGGCGGCGGCTGGAACGATTATTCCGGCGGGGCAGGAGTTGTGGACGTTGAGCGGTGATGTGCGTACCACATGGACATGTTTCAAACAGTATTACGGGCGGACGGATTACAAGGGGAGTAAGAGTCTGGCTGATTATCCGGAGTTTTTCTTTCCCGGCTGGGTGGTGAGCCGGTTCGGGAGCGGATTTAATAGCATGGCGGAGTGGTGGGATGGTTCCGGCAAGGGGCCGCAGAGAGCTTTTGTCTGCCATGAGGGGCCGTGGACGTTGAAGACTTATGGCAATGCAGACCAGCGGTGGCAGGGAGAGTTCCAGCTGATGGGGATGGATGCTGAAGCTGAGAGTTTAAATCCGCTGAAGTTTGAGGTGCTGCACAAGTTTTGGTCATGGGACGGGGATTACCGTAATTATGAGTTCAGCGGCACGTGTTCACGGCCTACCCGTTTGCAGTTGCGGGTGATGAAGTACAAGCCGTCTGCGGCTGTGTGGGGCAGTCATGAATTGAGGTTGAATGCGTGGGATTACGAAGCGGAAGGGGTGGTTGCCGGGGTTGGCAATTATGAGGAGGAGGTGTGGGGGAAGGTGCTGGAACTGGATGGGGATAGGTTGCTGCTGGCTGGCAAGGCTCATTCCCGGTGTTATGTGTATGACCGGGTGGATGGAGGAGGCCGGGGAGTAGGGGTGGAGCGGGATGGAGGATGCGGCTGGGTAGGTGGGTGTGTCCTGAATGATGGGCGGGTGTTTTTGACCAGTGGCGGGGCAAGGTGTTGTGTGCTGGATGTGGAGAGCGGGGAGGAGAGTGAGGTGCTGCTGGAGGGAGTGGGGGATGATTATTTTGGCGATGCGGTGTTGATGGATGATGGATGCGTGCTGCTGACTCCGTATTTGACGACGGCTTTTTATGTGTATGATCCTGCGGCAGGGAGTCTGGTTAAGGTGGCGCATTCTGGTCTGGCGATTGTCAACGGGAATTACCGGAGAGCGGCTGTGGTGGATGGTGGGCGGGTGTTGCTGTGTGCCGCCAAGAATGGCGTGGCATGCGCGGTGTACGATCCTGCGGCGAAGAGTTTGGCTGCCTGCACGACGATCGGAGATAAGAAAGCTGTCTGGCATGTTACTCCTTTACGGGATGGCCGGGCCGTGCTGCTGGGCGGCCCTAGTGCGGCGGATGTAGCCGATGGAGCATATGCGACGGGGCAGGTGTATTTGTATGAGTCCGGGAAGGTGGGGCTGAAGATTAATGCGCTTTTGGGACCTTCCGGATGTGTGGAGAGGGATGACGGGTGTGTTGTCGTGTTGTGCTGGGGATTGTCTGGATGGAGCGAGCTTGTATGGGATTTGGAAGAGACGACGACGAGGAGTTACGGGTGCCAGGTACGGGGGTACTGGCCGAAGAAGTGGAAGTGGTGCGGGTGGCGGAATGGGGGGATGGATATGGTGAATTATTTGTCCGGAGCCGTGGGAAGAGGTGTTGAGCAGTCATGGACGGCGGCAAATATGGATGGAATGAAGTGGAGGGTGCTGAGGCTGAGTTATAAGACATATGGAGGGGCCGGACTGCCGTATGAAAGGGCGGTAACGGATGTGTGGAGCAGGGGGATGTTCGGAGGCGGGAACGGCTGGCCGAGTGCAGTAGCGATGCACCAAGGGCGGTTGTGGCTGGCCGGGACGGCGGCGCATCCTCAGACGGTGTGGGGTAGCGTGGTGGATGATTATGCTAATTTCAAGTTGGGAGATAGTGATGATGATGCGATACAGGTGACTCTGGCGGCCAAGGATAGCCACCGGATTGTGTGGATGGAGAGCGTGAATGATTTGCTGATTGGTTCTACGGCTCAAATCTGGCGGTTGAGTGGCGGCGAGGGCGGCGTGGTGACTCCTGATTTTTGCCGTGCGAGTGTGCAGTTGAGGGTGGGGAGTGGGAAGGTGGACGCAGAAGCGACGGATGGAGGATGCGTGTTTGTGCAACGCGGCGGAGTGCGTGTGAAGGAGCTGGGGTATAGTTTTGAGGCTGACGGATACCGGGCGGCTGATACGACGACATTTGCCGAGCATGTGGGAGGGCCGGGAGGGTTTGTGGGGCTGGCGGTGCAGCGCGTGCCGGAGGTGCGGATTTGGGGGGTGAGGGCTGACGGCGGGCTGGCCGTGCTGACGTATAATGCGGAGCAGCGGGTGTGCGCGTGGACGCGGCATGTGCTGGGCGGAGGGGGGAAGGTGCTGAGCGTGACCGTGATGGACGGGGTGGATGCCGATGAGGTGTGGCTGGCTGTGGAGCGTGATGGCGTTGTGGGGCTGGAGAGATTGGTGGAGGGATGCGGCGTGTTCCGGGACGGATGGAGCCGCAACGGCGATACTGGAGTGCCGTATGAGTCCGTGCTGGTGAGCAATGAGCTTGCGTTTGCGGAGCGTCCGGGTGTAACGGTCGGTTGACGGAGTTGAGCAAGAGCCGGGGCGCGGTGTTGGAGGGGTGGCAGTTGTTGACGGTGCCTGGAGTGTGGAGTGAGGGGATGGTGTTTGAGTTGCGGTGTGCCGGAGATGGCGATGTACGTTTTTTGGGAATGGATGTGCAGTTTTCAAAGTAGTTAAGATTTAATATTTATGCAGTGGTTTCAGTTAGGTATGGCAGGGTTACAAGGCCTGTCAGGCATCATGAAAGGTAGTGCCGAGAGGCTGGCCGGGAAACAGGCGCGGCAGACGGCTTATTATAATGCGGAGAAGATAGAGAGGGATGCGGGTGAGTTGGCTGCGGAAAGCGCGGAGAACCAGATGCGTTTGCGGGCGATGCAGGGTGTGGCGGTGGGGCAGGTTGCCGCCCGTACTGCCGCAAGCGGGGTAGAGAGGAGCGGTAGCGCGTTGGGAGCGGAGGCGAAAGTGGCGACGCGGTTTGAACAGGAGGTAAATGATTTGGCCGCGCGGGATATGAAACGGGTATCCGCTATGCAGGAACAGGCTCAGATGGAGAGATGGAAGGGGAGACAGGCGGCCAAGGCGGGTAAGATGTCCGGATTGGGAAGTTTGCTGAGCGGGGTGATGCAGGGGGGTGTGACGGCTTTTAATGCTTTTGAATGAGAGCTATGGATAAGTTTTCATTGTTGAGCGGCTATCATAGTCCGGTGTTGGCTGATACGGGAGCCGCGACGGCTCCGGCGCGGGCGATGGCGGAGGTGGCCGGGGAGATTGGGGCCGGAGCACGGTTGATGGCGCGGGAGGATGAGGAGCGGGCGCGGTTGCGGGCGAAGGCGGACAGGATGGACGATGTGGGGAGTTTTGAGGATGTGAAGAGGTTGATGGAAGAAGCGGTGGGTGCCTGGGATAATAGCGAGCTGGCGGGAGGGAATAAGCCGGGCCGGGAGGCGCGCTGGAGTGCGCTGGTGAGCAAGAGGCTGGGGCCGATGTTCCGGAAAGTGAAATTCAAGACTCCGGAGGTTAAGGAGCGGGCGCGGCTGTGGTATAATGAGTTTACGTCAACTGGCCGCATTGATGCCGGGCGCAAGGAGCTGCTGGCGAGTAAGGAGAGAGCGGGGAAGTCTTTCAAGGCGCGGTATAATTTTTGCCTGAAGGGCGGGGATTACAATGGGGCGCGGGAGGCTGTGGCGACGGCGGGCGGAGAGAGTTTACTGGAGCCGGAGGAACAGGATTTGATGGTTCAGGAGGTGGATTTCAAGGAGACGGATAACCGGGTGCAAGAGGCGATTCAGAGAGATCCTTTTCATGGTCTGGATGCGTTGGATAAGGCAGGGGGGCTGGCTGCCGTGAAGGGGAGGCCGGATATTATGGACGAGTTCCGGCGCAAGGCCGAGACCGCAAGGCGGCAGGCTCAGGCCGGAGTGGCTCAGGGGTATGTGAGGGATGCTTTTGAGGGCCGGGAGTTCCGAGTGGCGGATTTAGAGAAGGATGTGAAGGAGGGGCGCGTGGGCGTGGATGATGCGATGAGTTTGCGCGGGGCTGAAGAACGACGGAGGAAGGCTGTGGAGAAGATGGGGAAGGAGGCTGCGGAGCTGTACACGAGTCCGGAGGATTATATGCGTGTGGACGGCATGTTGCGGGGGTTTGAACCTGAAATGGATGTTGACGGGACGATGTATGCGGAGGTGGAGAGGGAGATTGCCACGTCCATGTTGTCCAAGACGACTAAGGAGAGGATGATGGCTGAGCTGAAGGATTTGGCCGTGGGAAATGTGCCCGCACGGTTCCGGGGGGCGGCCAAGGAGGCGGCGAACGTGGTTGAGGGGATGGTGGATGGGGAGGTGTTCGGAAAGTGGAAGGAGACACAGAAGGAGGGAGATTTTGCCGGGTATGAGAGGTCTATGGCGGCTGCCTATCAAGTAAGGCAGGGACTGGAGAAATGGGTGCAGGATAATCCGGGGGCAAGCCGCGAAGAGATTCGGGCGCAGGCGGAGAGGCTGGCTGCGGATGGTGCAGGGGTGAAGGTGTCAGGCCGTATTCATGTAGCGGCTCCTGAGCCTGATGTGGAGCCGAAGGTGAAGAGTGTTGGCGCGGGTGAGGTGCTGGATGATTTTGGGGTACAGGTGAATGCTCAGGGTAATGCTGCTCTGCTGCCTCCGCTGGATGGGAATTGGGGGGATGAGGGAGCGAACCGGGAGGGATGGAAGAAGGTGCTGGATGGCGTGAAGATGAAGGGTAAGGATTTGAGCCAGTGCCATGCTGCCGTATTCAAGGTTTTAGGCGTTCAGGCCGCTAAGGATGTAGCGGCATTGAAGCGGATGGTGGAGGAGAGATGGGCGTGGGAGAATGGTGAGAAGTGAGGTTAATAGTTAATCATTAATAGTTAAAAGTTTTTTTATGTTTGGAGATGATATTTCACAGGTAGCTGCTCAGGCGAGAGAGTTTGAGCGTAGCGGCCAGAAAGAGAAGTTTTTACAGGATCAGGCAAATGATTCTTATAATGACGGGGAAGACCGTCAGTTGTTCCCGGTAGAGATTGATCCGGCGATGGATCGTTATTTGCGCCAGAAGGGGGAGGTGTGGCAGGCTGACGCTTTCCGGAGCTGGCAACGCGGGAAGATGCTGGCCGCCGATTTGAGGAAGGGCGGGGATGATCCGATGAGGACGGAGAAGGAGAGGGTGCTGGGCGAAGAGAGGGCGAAGGTGCAGGAGTACATTAATGAGAGGACAAGGCGCGGCATGCCTTTGTTTGATGATGCTTTGGCGTTTAAGAGTGCTCAGGAGGATGAGGCGGAGTACGCGCGGCGAAAGGAAAAGGTGGATTGGCACCGGAGCGTGTTCAACGGAGATTTGAAGATGGTGCCGGAGCGGGTAAAGAAGGAGTTTGAGGCACAGTTTTTCCCGGATAATGAGCTGGGAGATGAGTTGCGGGCGCGGTCGCTGGTGCTGGGATGGGCGTTGGATGAGGGGGGATATACCGAGCACCAGGTATCGGCACGGAACGGGGTGCCGTTGTTGGAGCAGATGGCGATAAGGCTGAAGGAGCAGGGGGAGCAGATTGATTTTAACAAGCCGGGGCTGACGGTGTACAGGTTTTTGAGCAAGCGGGCGCAGGAGGATGCTCAGGCTGACGAGTTGCTGAAGGGGGCTGCCGAGAGCGTGAGGCAGGCAGTGCTGACGGGTGGGGACGGACAGAAGGCGTTGTGGGAGCAGCGGGGACAACTGGGAGAGGATATGTATAAGAAGATGGGGAATACGCTGCGATGGGTGAAGGCGGATGCGGAGCGGACGAGGCGGGAGCTGGAGCCGGTATTGCCGAGCGTGATGGAGGGACTGGAGTGGGCCGTGAAGTATGCTGACGGGACGGCGAACCGGATTTTCCAGCAGGAGGGGATGGTTTCGATCCACGCTGCGCTGAAGGCGATGGATGGTCTTACGGATGCTCAGATGGATGCGCTGGCCGAGGTGGTGCAGCGCAAGGGCGGGAATGAGAATGGGTATGTGATGAATGCACTGAAGGCCGGGAACCGGGGCTGGGAAGATTTAGGCAATGGAATCAGGTCGTTGCTGCGCGGCGGGATTGCGGCTCAGTTGGATGTGGCTGGGGGAGTGAAGGAGTTGTTTGGCGGGGATGGGTCTGCCCTGAAGGCTGACGCGAAGGCGGTGGATGAGTATGGCCGGAGGCTGGATGCGTTTTTGGCGATGGCTCAGGGGACGTACAGGCCGATTAATAAGCCGGAGTACGGGTGGTTTGGTAATGGCGTGTTGAGCGCGGTGCGGTCCGTGCCAATTACGGCGTTGAGTTTTTCCGGCGTGGGGGCCGGGGTGGCGGCGATGTCTTATGCCGGGGATAGTTACAGCAAGGCCGTGCAGGAGCGTCCGGATGGCGGCAGGCTGGCGAGGCTGGGCGGCGCGGCGGCGAGCGGTGCGGTGCAGGGCGCGCTGGACCGGGCGGGAGCGATTGTAGCGAAGGGGGTGATGGGGTTGAGGTCCGGTAGCGCGTTTGTGGATAAGTGGATGAGCAAGCTGAATCTGAGCCGTCAGGCGATGAAGCTGAAGAGTTCCGCCCTGCGGGCGGGAGCGCGTTCCGGCGTGGCTGGGGGAATGGTGCTGGCGGAAGAGGGTGTAACGGAAAAGTTACAGGATTTGGCCGATCCGGTGATGCAGAGTTTGGCTTCTGTGATGGCCGGGGAGGCGCCCGGTATTGATTGGGGCAGGTTCTGGAAGGATTTTACGGATAGGGATCAGAATATGGAGTTGTTTGGTTCCGTGCTGGCGTTTGCGCTGGTGGGGGCCGGGGCGCGGTTTACGGCTGAGGCCGGGATGCAGCGGCAGTTGAGCCGGGAGTATGGGAAGCTGAAGCGGACGTTTGGTTTCAGCGATTCCTTGTTGGCCCGGATGCGGGCGGAGGAGAGTGACGTGGCACGGTATGCGATGATGCAGGATGGGATTCAGGATTTCATGCGCCGGAATTACGGGAAGGATGTGGACGGCGTGAAGGTGGGGCTGGGGGACGCGGACGGGATGCGGAAGCTGGCTGCCCGCGGCGGGGGGAGGACGATGGGTGTGGGGGCCGCCGCTGAAGCGCATGCGGCGGAGACGGCGCGAGGGGTGGATGAGGTGCGTGTGGATGGAGCGGAGGTGCAGGAGGGGAAGGGTGCTGTGGTGGGTGTGAAGGGGCCGGAGAGCGGCGGCGTGAGCGAGGTGGGGAGTGGGCCTGTGTTGAGTTTTGAGCACGGCCCGGTGCCGGAACGCAAGGGGAGAAAGCAAGTGAATGAGGCGGAGGCGATGAGGCAGTATGTGGAGGCTGTGAATGAGCAGTTGAAGGAGTTTGGGGCGAGTCCGATCCGCGAGGAAATTAATGAGTTTACGGAGGAGATGCAGTATGTGGTGGAGCTGGGGGACAGGCCGGAGTTTTATGATTCTTATGATGATGCGTATGAGGCCGTACAGCGGCATTTGGAGGCGCGGGAGGATGAGGTGGTGGAGGGGCTGAAGAGCGGCCTGAGACAATACCGGGACAAGGGAGAGGGGTATGTGGGGAGGGTGCAGGATGAGGCGAATGAGGAGATGATGCAGCATTTGAGCGATGTGGGGCAGGATGGGAGGATGAGTTTTGACCGGAGCAAGATGAGTGTGCCGATGACGTTGGCGCAGTTGAAGACGCAGGGTGATTCCGTTCGTAAGTCTGCCGAGGGACGGGAGAGGATTTATGCGGCGCAGATTGGAGCGGAGACCGGGGTGGATGCTGCCCGGTTGCGGGTTTACGGGGCAAATGTAGCGCAGGAGTTTGCGAACGGGCGGTATGAGGTGGTGAGCAGGCTGTACCGGGGAGCTAATCCGTTTGACGTGTATGAGGAGTGGACCGAAGGGATGACGAAGGTTTTGATTAAGGATAATGAGTGGACTGTGGCGGAGTTTGAGGATGAGCTGAAGCGGCTGGAGGAGGCGACGGGCGAGAAGTTTCTGGTAACCGGGGAAGGGGTGGATGGGTTGCAAGCGGTTTGTGAAGGGGTGAGCAGGGCGGCGCGGGCACATTTGATGGGGCATATTTCCGATGAGCGGCTGCCGGATAAGTTGCGGCGGTGGTTCAAGATGTTCACTCTGTTGTTTGCCAAGTATTTTGAGTTTGCACAGGATTTGAGGCTGGCGAAGAAGATGCTGGGCGCGGATGTTCAAGAGAAGATGAGCGAGAAGTTCCGCCGCTTGTTGAATGATTTTGCCGGGTTTGACGAGGAGGCGATTGCGGAGCGCGCGAGGAGGGAAGAGCAGGCGCAGATTGAGGCGGAGGCGATGGGGGATGTGCCGGAGATTGGAGAGTGGGTGGCCGGGAGGCTGCCGCACCCGAAGACGGCGGCTGAGGCCGGGTCTGATTTAACCGGGGAGTTGCAGCGGATTTATGATGCACTGACGACGACAAGAACGGCCAAGGGAAGACGCAAGAAGGATGGGACGCTGGGGAAGGGGTTTGAGCAGCGGGTGGTGGCCCGTGCGGAGCAGTTTTTCAGCAGGGATGGTGGGAGTGTTTCCGATGTGCTGGAGGCGGCGAATGAGGCCGGGTTTGATTTTGCCGATTCAGGCGATTTGTTGAGTGCCGTGTATGATAGCGTGGTGTACGGGTATAAGCGGTATGCGGCGCGTGGAGAGGGGCAGGAGGTGAGTTTTAGCATGGGGGACCGGGTGAGGCGCGTTCCGTTGGAGGAGGCCCGGCGTGTGGCTGATGCGTTCCACCGGGTGGAAGGTATGGGGCCTGTTCAAGTGGATGTGGCGGGAGCGTACGAAATGCATCTGAAGGATGCGTTAAGATCTGTACATCCGTTTGTCAAAGTGATGCAGGAACGTTCTTTCAGTATGGGAGGAGCGTTTGAGATGATGGATGGCAGGAGGGTGAAGGTAAGTGGCCGTGGCTGGCGTGAGGTGAAGAATCATGCTGCCGACCGGAGGAATTTGGCAGCTCTGGCAAGATTGGATGTATTAGCTCCGAAGGCAGAGTTTTTGTTTCATGCCAAGAATTCCGATCCTAAAAAGAAGGATGTGAAGGCGTTTTATTATTATGCCGTGAAGGCTGTTTTTCCCGGATATGAGCGCTTGGCAGAAGTGGGAGAAGGAGGCAGGCAGGAGCTGGCGTATGTAACAATTGCTGTAGCCGAACGGAATAGCGGCGAGTTTTTCTACGATCTGGATTCAAGTAGCGTAGAGGATATAGATAGAGTAAAGGGTACGTCACCAAACCTTCCGTTGAGCCGCGTACCAAACACGGCGCGAAAGGGGGACGCACCCCATGAACATAGACTACAGCGGGTAAAGGAATTTGTCAATTATGCTGACATTTTTTTAGCTGGACAAGGAGAGAAAGATAGAAAAATACGCTCTAAGGAAGAAAATGAGGAGAATGGGAAAGGTTCCGAAGTTCCGCAACGACCCCGCGTACCAAACGCGGGCGAGGCGGAAGATGGAACCTTTCTAGAGAGCAAGGTACAAGAGCAACGTGAAGATGTCAATAGGAGTGGGATGTCGTTTGCCATGCGGATGACCAGAGGAGGGCAGAGTGTGTGGGATTATCTGGCTGGGGTACAGGGTCAGGCTTTTGAGCAAGAAGCAAGGTTGTATGAAGCAATGCAGAAACGGCTGGAGAGTGCGCTGCAAGCGAACGGGTTTACGCGGGATGGAGTGTATAAGGATGAGAAAGGGAAAGATGATGAGGTTGTGAGAGAGCGGATGCTGGCCGTGATGGCCGTATGTGATGCCGTGGTGACGGAGTTGCCGAGGGATGTGCGCGGGGGAATTAGGCCGGAAGTGGTAGCCTCCTACCGGGAGGAGGTGATGGAGAGGAAGACGTGGAGAGGGCGCATGAATGCGCTGATGCGTATGGTGAAGTATGTGGATTGGCATATTGTGAATGAAGGGAAGAAGAGTCGGTTCAAGGAGTTTGAACGGTTCCGGCGATGGGCGGCGGCAAGCGTGGGCGAGAACCGGGTAAGGCGCGGGAAGATGAATGCGGAGATTCAGAGGCGGCTGGATATGGTGGAGAAGGCGTTGGAGCTGGACGCGGATGAGCTGGAAACGGCGAAGAATACGGCTGAGAAGGTGGTAGAGGAGAAGGCATTGATTGGCGGGGCTGAGTATGATGATGCGGTGGAGTGGGTACGTGCGCTGGATGCGTTTGGAGGTTTGTATGAGCGCAATATGCACGGGAGGCTGACGGCTGATTTGGAAAGGGTACAAGGTGCCCTGGATGCCCTGAAGGAGATGTATGCTGCCGGGAGGCTGGCAAATGAGGCTTTTTGGGAGGATCGGCGTGAGCGTATTGCGGATTTGCTGGATGAGGCCGGGAAGGGATTGGGCCGTGAACAGCCGGTTATCGTGAACGAGAGGACCGGGGCAGCGAAGCATGATGTGGGGGTGAGGAAGGGTGCGCAGAATTTGATGCGCGGTTTTTTGAGTTTTGAGAATTTGATGGAGGATGTGTTTGGAGAGGGGAAGGTGACGGAGTTTTTTGCTGAGGGTGTGCGGAAGGCGCGGCTGGAGTTTAATGATGTGAGGCAGAAGAGGGTGCTGAGGTATTACGGTGCCTTGTACCGGATTGCGAGGCCGGAGGAGTTTTTGAAGCGGGCTGACCGGAAGATAGATGGGCAGATGAAGCTGGGGGTGAGGCGTGTGGTGGATGCTATGCTGAAGGATTTGAGCGAGAACCGGGCTTGGGGGATTAAGGTGAAGATGCCGGGCGAGTTTAAGAGTGAGCGAGTCCGCATCGAGGAGGCGCGTGCGGTTGCGGAGGGGAAGGTGGGGGATGAGCAGTTGCCGAAGTGGGCGAAGAATCAGAAGGCGATGGATGCCCTGAAGATGGCGTTGAGCGAGATTCCGGCGAAGAGCAGGAAGGAGTTTGTGAAGTTTTCTTGGCTGGAGCAGGGCGCAGAGCTGGTGGAGATGGAGATGAGCGATTTGGAGGCGGCGTATTTGCTCCAGATGTCCGCCATGCCGGAGTATGAGGATAATCTGGAGGCGTTGGGTTTTGATGCGGCGGCGATGGAGCAGGTGAGGGATCATATTGACGTGCGGGCTTTGAGGGTGGCGGAGTATTTAGGGGAGGAGTATGAGCGGGGATATAAGGGGTATAACGAGGTGTACAGGAGGTTGTTTGGATGCGATATGCCGAGAGTGCAGAATTATGCACCGGGTTTTTTTGTGGTGGATAATGCAGCAGAGGCCGTTGATCCGATGGAGTCCAGAGGGAGCGGATGGCTGAGTGTGGGGAGCATTAAGATGCGACGGAAGCATTATGCGCTGCCGCGTGTGGTGAGCTGCGTTAATGCGTATTGGGCGCATAGTATGCAGATGGACCATTGGGCGAGTTTTGCGGAGATTATGAGGGATATGAAGGCGGTGCTGCTGAATGGAGAGCTGGGGAACAAGATTGATGCGGTGCATGGAGCGCAGGCAAGGATACATTTGACCAAGTGGGTGAAGGATTTGGAGTATGATGGTTCGCAAGATTCCGGTGGGGCGGGGCAGGCGCAGCAAGTGGTGAGCCGGGTGCTGGGAGCGATGGCTCAGGGTGCGCTTTCGTATAACCTGAAGACATGCCTGAAGCAGCTCCCGGCTATGTTTTCAAGTATGGCGGATATGCCCCCTTCAGATGCTATGAAAGGGTTTATTGGGGCGTTGGCTAATCCTGGGCAGTTGAAAGAGATTTGGAAGAGTCCGGTGATTCAGCAGAGGTTGATGCAGGGCATGAGTCCGGAAATGAGGCAGGCTTTGACGGCGAATAAGATGAAGGTGAGTATGTTGGGAGATTTGGTGGAAGCCGGGCTGTTGCCGATTGGGTTGACGGATGCGGCGTTTACGACGTTTTCCGGGGGGATTGCGTATATGGCTGCCAAGAAGAAAGCCATGAAGGAGGGGTTGAGTGATGATGTTGTGGAGAAGCGGGCGTTGGCTGCGCTGGATAAGGCGGTGCGGCGGACGGCCCAGCCGATTGAGACGGAACAGAAGAGTGCGTGGGAGATTCATACGAATGCGCTGGGACGCATGTTCATGATGTTCCGATCTGATCCTCGCAAACAGCTTGCGTTGAGTTATATGGCGATTGCAAAATGGCGGAGGGGAGAGATTGGCACGGGAGAGGCTGCATGGAGGTTTGGTCAGGCATGGGTAGTATATGGGATCATGAATCAGGTGATTGTGGAGTTCCTGAAATGGGTGATGGGGCAGGGTGATGAGGATGAAGAGTTAGATTTATGGGATAGGTGGCAGGGTTTTGCGGTGAGTGGAGCGATGGGGGCGTTGTCCGGTATTTATGGGGTTGCTGAAGCAATAGAGTTCATATATTCAAAATTTACTCGAGAAAAGTACATGAAGTTTGGAACCTCAATGGTCGATCATGCTGAGACGTTATGGAGGGGCGTGGAAGGTATGGTAAGGATATATAACGGTGAGGAAGAGGAGTATGGGAAGGTAATGAATCAGTTGGGACGAGGGTTAAATGGCATGGGATTGTTTGCGGCGGCAGGAAGGCCGGAGATTGGGGCTGCCGTGCAGGTGATGGGGCGTATTGTGAAAGAGACGAAGAGTATGGCCGGAGCATGGGGGCATTTGTGGGATGATGAGATGGCTAAAGCTAAAGAGCAACAGAGGCTGATTAAAGCGACAAGAGCGGAGGAAAAGAAGGAGAGGGAGGAGAAGCAGGAAGAAAGGAGGGAGTTGTTTGAGCGCGTGAGAGGATTGGATTACGCAAGCCGGATGAAAGTGTATCAGGATGTCGGACTGGATAAAGAAGAGAGGAAGTTGATGGAGAACCGGGTGAAGATGGACGGGGCATCCGAGGTAGTGAAGGCGGTGAGCCGGACGAAGAAAGATAAGAGAAAGGAGCTGGTGGATAAGTTGAAGGGGACGATGAGTGAGGTGGAGTATGAGGAGTTTGTGGCTGAGCTGAAGGAGAAGGGAGTGAAGTGGAAGTGA